TGCATAAGCACTCACCTTACTAACCGGAGCATGACTGGACTTGGTCAAAACTGACCTAGAGCGTGAGCGCTTACTGACCTAAAGCATGACGCATGACACGTGCGGTCGCGCCCGGGGGACTTCGCCCCCGGGTGAGGAAAGTCCGGGCACCATAGGGCAGGTGTAATGGAGCGCGCTTGTTGTTAGTTGGGCCGGGCCCGACTAAAGGCGAAGCAAGGCGAAAGAAGCCGATAAAGAAGGCGAAAAGAAGCGGCGGGCTCCCGAAAAAAGGCGGCGGTTTGGCGGAGGGCGGCCGATCACGCTTTCAGGACAGTAATGCGGGTCAGTCCGATAACCATCGGAAAAGGACGCTGTCTCAAGGTGGTTTAGTGCGTTCTGAAGCCGCTGACCGGGGCAATCTTTGACTTAGGTGAGTCATGCTTTTGGGGCAAATCGCTCACGCTTTCAGGACAGCAAAAATGAACCTTGAGAAAGGCAAAAGCGCCCTGTGATGTAAGCCGGATTGATAGCGTACGGCGCATAGTTGATGAGAGGAAGAAAGCGGCTACAGAAGGCGGAAAACGCCGTTATGCGGTCGGGTTGCATAGCTGAGACAGCGTGAGACAGCGTCGGAGGGGGGCTTGAGACAGCGTGAGACAGCGTAGCCCGATGCCCAAAAGGGATGGGAATGCCCATCGTTATCGCGTTATGCGTTGCATGCATAGTTGAGACAGCGTGACGCTGTCTCAGCCCATAAACTAAAGGTTGTTTTAGCGTATGCTAATGAAAAACTCATGAAAAGCGCTAGAATACCTAGCCCTGAGCCTTAGCCTTCCCAGGGAAGGGGCCTCCACCCTGGACCAAAGCATGACCCCCAGGCCTTCACCTGGGGGTCTGCCGGAGGTAGCGCCTTTCCAGCCAAAGGGCCTGGCGGGCCAGCTCTAGGAAGTCTTCCGGGTCCTCGGGAGGCTCGCGGTGGAGCCAGTGGCGGATGAGGGCGGAAAGTTGGGCGAGGGGTGGAGGGTCACGCTCCAGCTCCGCTAACCGGCCTGGAAACCCAGGGCCTCCAGGATGCCGTTGGCGGCGGTGAGGGCGAGGCCGGGCTTCTCCGCGGTGGCGCGGGCCCAGGCCTCCTGGTCCAGGGCGAGCTCGCGGGTGAAGTCCAGGGCGGCGCTCAAGGGCGCCCGGGCCATGCGGCTGGTGAAGCGGTCCACCTGGGCAATGTCGGGCCTGCGGAAGGCGAAGGTGCTCTCGCCGTGGGTGAAGGTGTAGAAGGGCTTTTCCCGTTCCATCTAGCCTCCTAGCCGTGCTGGATCTCCCCGAGCACCACGAACTCCAGCTCCACGGTGATCCGCTCCGTGTCCTGCTCCACCCCGCCGAAGGAGCGCTTGGTGAAGAGGCAGTCCTTCAGGGTGTCGGTGACGGCGGTGCCGTTGCCCTTGTCGTAGGAGATGACGATGTCAAAGGGGTCAAGCTTGTAGACGTTCCCCTCGGGGGCGGCGGCCCGGAGGCGGTCGTACTCCTCGCGGAGGAGGGTGAGCTTCCCCGAGCCCTCCCAGTTCCCCTTGGTGTAGCCCCTGGGCGTGCGCCCCTTGCCGAAGATGGCGTTGACCTTCTCCGAGTCCTCGTAGTCAATGGAGAGGACGTCGGCCAGGGGCACGCCCTTCACCTGGATGCTGATGTGCTCCCAGTCATAGTAGCGGCCGTTGATGGGCATGTTTTACCTCCTCACGCCTTGGCCTGGGCCAGGAAGGGGTTCTCAAAGCCGATGTCCAAGGTTATCTCCCTGAGATAGCCCAGAGGAACGACCCGCACCTGCAGGAGGAGGGTCCTGGAGGCCAGGATGTCCTGGCCCGGGGGCACCACCACCCGGCCACGGGCGATCTCTCCCAGGGACTGCATGACCCGGAGAGGGGTGTTGGCCCGGGCGATGAGGCTGGCCAGGGAGGCGTTCAGGTCCGTGGGGTCCACGTGCCACTGCACGAAGTCCAGGAGGGCCTGGCGGACCTGGGTGACCGCCTTGTCCATCACCCTCCGGTTCTGGACGATGAGGTAGTCGCTGGTGGGGGGCGCCGCCATGCGGCCGTCCACCAGGTAGACCCCGTCCCGCCCGATGAGCCGGTAGACGGTGGTGAAGCCGGCCGTGTCCAGGGCCAGGGCGTGGGCGTTGTTGAAGAGGCTCTTCTTGCCGTAGTCCGTCAGCACGAAGGGGGCCACGGCCACCACGCCGGGGAGGGGTCCCAGCTGGACCCAGGCGGGGGAGACGTGGACCCGGTTCTTGGAGATCCGGGCCCCCACCCGGGCGGCCAGGCTCTGGACCTCCAGCCTCCCGCTGAGGGTGTCCACCACTTCCCCCCAGGCGGCCACGATCATGACCCGCTTGGAGGTGAAGTTGGCCTTCTCCGCGAGCCTGGCGTTCACCCAGGCGTCCACGTCGTTGCCCGGCGCGGCGGTCTCGGTGAGGAACCAGATGTAGCGGAACCGGCCCTCCGCCTCCGTGGCCAGGGCGTCCAGGGCGGCCCACATGGCGGCGTCTGTGGGCTGGGCCACCTGGATGTACTCGTAGAGGATGGGGGCGTTGAGGGCCTCCCGCACGGCGGCCTGGACGCTGGAGACGCTGGCCCTGGGGGCGGTGGCCTGGAAGCGGTAGACCGCCCCCGCGGTGTAGGTGCCGGTGCCGAAGTTCAAGGTGAGCCCGGTGCCGGGGAGGTCGTAGCTCGCGGCGGTGACGATCTCGGCGCTCACGGTGTCCCCGCCGTCCAGGCTGTAGGTGAAGGTGGCGGTGCCCACGGCCCCGCCCCGGACGATCCGCACCACGATCTCGTAGGCGTCCAGGGGGCTTCCGCTCACGCTCACGGCGGGGGAGGCGGGGTTTTCGGTGCCGGCGGTGACGCTGCCCGCGATGTCCCCCGCGGCCCGCACCGCGTAGACCTGGCCGCCTCCGTAGGCCAGCTGGTCGGCCACGGCCCGGGCCAGGGGGCCGGTGCCGAGGAGGGTGGGCACCTGGGAGAGGTCGGAGAGGCCCACCACCTGGTTCACGGGCCCCTTGGAGGAGACCCCCACCACCACCCGCTGGCCGTCCCCGCTGGGGGCCACGATGCCCAGGCCCCCGTCCTGAATCTCGGGGTATACTCCTGGCAGTCTAGCCACGCTTCACCTCCTACTCCTTGACGGTGGGCCCCTGGAGGAACTCCCTCAGGGCCCGCTCAAACTGGGCCCGGGAGACCCGGGTCCCCACGGCCCAGCCCATCCGCACCCGGAGGCCCGCCAGGGCCCAGGGCTCCACCTTGAGGAGTTCGGCGAGCTCCTCCACGGTGGGGTCGGGCTGGGTGATCTCCTTGTCCTCCACTTCCTTGGTCTCCTTGGGCATGTCACACCTCCTCTACGAGCCCTTCCACCTCCACCGCCACGGGCACCCAGTCCACCCCCTCCAGGAGGTAGACCTCCACGGGGATCTCCAGGGCGAGCCCGTTCTCGGGGAGGAGGAAGCCCTCTTCGTCCTGATACGAAAGGGCGATCTCGTCCAGCTTGGCCTGATAGGACCCCCCGGCTTCCAAGGGGGTGTGCCAGAGATAGAGGAGTACCCCCACCAGGAGGCGGTCCAGCTCCTCCTGGCTTCGGGCATAGAGTTCCAGGCGGGCCCGCACGAGCCCGCGATACAGGGTCCGGGTGGTGCGCTCGGGCCCCACCTGTACCCGGCTCCCGTCCCGCCGCAGGCTCCCCGAGGTTAGGGCGAGGAGGGCGGCGGGCACCGTCCGGTAGGCCTCCTCGCGGCTCCGGCGCACGAGGACCCGGGTCCGGGGTAGCCCGGCGTGGACGCAGGCCTCGGTGAGGTAGGCGAGCACAGGGGCGGTCATCTCCGGGAAAGCCACTCCAGGAGGAGGGCCTCGGCCTCTTGGCGGTCCTCCTCGGTGAGGCCCAGGAAAGGCCGGGCGGGGATGCGCACCTTCCTCCCCCGGCCCGCCCTTCCCCCGAACTGGTGGATGGCGGCGTAGACCAGGTTGGTGCCCACGGCGATGGCGTTCCCCGCGACCTTCCAGGCGATGGAGGCCCGGAGGCGCCCGGTGCGGATGAGGGGCTTCCGCAGGGCCACGCGCCGCTGGGCCCGGGCGGAGAGGCCTCCCTTGGC